AAACAATTAGTTTTGGTCATCGCAGAAGTGGAACAGATACTGAGATTGTTAAGAATTTAGCAATCCCATCAAGTGATACTGCAAATTTATTATCAGGAAAACTAGTTGTTGAGACTGGTGATACTTTAACAATTGTTGGTAGTACTGCTACTGACCTGAAATATTTGTCAAGTATTTTGGAAACATCTAATCTCTAATATTTTAAAGTAGAAAAATGGCAGCACCAATTAGATTCCTTAGTGGAAGAAATCAACAACAAAAAATTGGAATAGAAGGAAGTACCGAGAACCAAAAGGTATTGGAGGTTGTTGGTCAAGTTGGTATTGGAACTACTATCTTTGAACCTAGTGCAGAATTAGAAGTTCGTGGTGATGTTCTTGTAAGTGGTATTCTGACTGTAGGAAGTATCACGATAGGATCTGGTGGAGGGGGTACTTTTCAAGTAGATAATCTTGATGTATCAGGTCTATCAACGTTTACTGGTGCTATTGATGCTAATGGTGACTTAGATGTTGATGGCCATACTGAGTTAGATAATCTTAATGTATCAGGTCTATCAACGTTTACTGGTGCCATTGATGCTAATGGTGACTTAGACGTAGATGGTCATACTGAACTTGATGACGTTAATATAAGTGGTGTTTCTACTTTTGCTGGTGCTATTGATGTTAATGGTGACTTAGATGTTGATGGTCATACTGAACTTGATGACGTTAATGTTTCTGGAGCAATCACTGCTACCACATTCACTGGAAATTTAACTGGTAATGCGGATACGGCAACATCATTAGCAACCGCAAGAACATTTGAATTGACCGGAGATGTTGTTGCTTCTCAGATTAGTTTTGATGGTACTGGTAATGTATCTTTAGCGGCAACAATCCAACCTAATAGTGTTGCTCTTGGTGGTGACACTACTGGTGATTATGTTGAATCGGTTAGTGGAACAGCAAATGAAATAGAAGTCACTGGTGGAACTGGTGAAGGTTCCGCACCAACGATTGGTTTTGTTGCTAATCCGACTATTGGTGGCAATGTAAATATTGGTCAGGATCTTACTGTTACCAGAGATTTAAAAGTTACTCGCAATTTAAATGTAGATGGAACAGTTACCATTGGTGGTACTTCTGCTACAATTTTTGCTGAAACTTTAAAGATATCTGACCCCGATATTATTCTTGGATTTAGAACAGATGCGGGTGGAAATGACATCTCAAATGATACTACTGCAAATCATGGTGGTGTTGCTCTTGCATCAACAGAAGGATCACCACTTATCACTCTTGTAAATCCTGGTGCAGGAGAAACACTTCCTTCCACATATAAGAAGATTATGTGGTTTAAGACCAATTCATTTACTGGTCTGAACACTGATGCTTGGTTGACAAACTATGCATTTGGTGTTGGTACAACATCAATGTCTGCAGGCACTAAGTTTGCTGTAGGAAATATTGAAGCAGACTTTGATGATATTACATCGGTAAGACATATTAATTCTACTGGTGTCGGTACATTTACCACACTTGATATTGGTACAGGTGGTATTGATGTTGATGGGCATACTGAACTTGACAACTTAAATGTATCAGGTGCATCAACCTTTACTGGTGCCATTGATGCTAATGGTGACTTAGATGTAGATGGACATACTGAGTTAGATAATGTTAATATTTCTGGTGTTACAACTGCTAGTAATACTACGATTGGATTCGGAAATACAGAATTTATTGTTGATGGTGATGCTAGAATAACGGGTGTTATCACTGCTAATAGAATATACAGTGAGGTCTTCGGAGAGTTTACTGGATCTTCTGTTGTATCGGGTAGTTTAGTTGGAACAGGATTATCTATTTCTGGTATTTCTACATTAGGAACGGTTCAAATTTCTTCAGGAATTGTTACTGCCACCTCTGGTGTTGTAACATATTATGGTGACGGATCAAATTTAGTTGATTTAACTGGTGCTTCTGCTGGTACTTATGGAGATTCTAGTTCGACAGCAGTTATTCAAGTTGATTCTGATGGTAGAATTACTGGAATTGCTACTACTAATATTGATGGAATACCAGAAATATCTGCAGATACTACACCACAACTTGGTGGTGATTTAGATCTTAATGGTAATGACATCACTGGAACTGGTGATATTAATATTACTGGTGTTGTAACCGCAACTTCTTTTGATGGATCGATAGATTTCTCTAAAGTTACTGGTGTTACTACAGATATATCTGCAGATACTACACCACAATTAGGTGGTGATTTAGATCTTAATGGTAATGACATCACCGGAACTGGTAATATTAATATTACTGGTGTAGCAACCTTTAGTGGAAATGTTACTATTGGTGGGACTTTAACTTATGAAGATGTAACCAACATTGATTCTATTGGTCTAATAACGGCAAGAAGTGGAATTATAGTTAATAGTGGTGGTATTAATGTTTCTGCTGGTATTGTTACTGCTCCAGCATTTACAGGTTTTGATTACCTACAAGCACCACACGGTACTACAGTCAACTATTCAGTAACCATTGCTTCTAAGACCGCAGCACACAGATATAATGGTTCAGGTAGTAGTAATGGTTATGTGATTAATGGAGTAGAATCTCCATTCCTGACATTTACTCCAGGTAGAACTTATAGATTTACTTTGAGTTCTGGTGATATGTCAAGTCACCCATTTAGATTCTATCTTGAGGCAGACAAAACTACACAATACACCACAAACGTTACTTCAACATCAACATATACTGAGATTGTTGTAACTGATATAACTCCGATTGTTCTTCATTATCAGTGTAGTGCTCATGATTATATGGGTAATGCAGCACAAACTAATTCCAATAAATTAAATACTCCTTATCAAATTGATGGTTTAAAGGGTGCAAACATTACTGGAGTTGTAACCGCAACTTCTTTTGAAGGTGATGGATCTAACTTACTTAATCTTCCTACAAGTGGTATCGTACCAACAGAGAACACAACTAATCAGGAACAATTTATTTCATTCTTTACTGGCACTGCAACGACTTCTCTTGCTGGTATTTCTTCCAATAAGTTTGTATTTAACCCATCAACCACGAGACTTGGTATTGGAACCATATCACCAAGAGCAAATCTAGATGTTACTGGTTCTATTTTAGTTTCTACTGGTGCAGGAGTTACTTTTGATACTTTAATCAAGGCATACAGTAATGAATCGGGATCTTTAAGTTTCGAAGAATCAGACTCTAGTAGTCAATACTTCTCAATATCCAAAGACGATAGTTCCTCATTATTTGCCGTCAATAATTCTAGTTTTGAAACGCAATTTATTGTCGGTGCTGGTGGTTCTGTAGGAGTTGGAACCACAATTCCTACAGCAAAACTTCATGTAATTGGCGATGCTATTATTACCGGAACCATCAATGGCACATCTGCTGATGGTTCTGTATCCAATACTGAAAATAAAATTCAACCAGCACTATTCCGAACCATTTCCGGTTCTACTGCTGGTTTAGGATTTACTGATACCTTTGCCTATAACCCTTCTACTAATCGTTTGGGAATTGGAACTACATCACCAAGAGCAAATTTAGATGTTACTAGTTCTATTCTAGTTTCTACTGGTGCAGGAGTTACTTTTGATACGTTGATAAAGGCATACAGTAATGAATCGGGATCTTTAAGTTTCGAAGAATCGGATTCTAGTAGTCAATACTTCTCAATATCCAAAGACGATAGTTCCTCATTATTTGCCGTCAATAATTCTAGTTTTGAGACACAATTTATTGTTGGTGCCGGTGGTTCTGTAGGAGTTGGAACCACAATTCCTACAGCAAAACTTCATGTTATAGGTGATGCTATTATCACTGGAACCATCAATGGCACATCTGCTGATGGTTCTGTATCCAATACTGAAAATAAAATTCAACCAGCACTATTCCGAACCATTAATGGTTCTACTGCTGGTTTAGGATTTACTGATACCTTTGCCTATAATCCATCAACCACAAGACTTGGTATTGGTACGACAAGTCCAAGAGCAAATCTAGATGTTACTGGTTCTATTTTAGTTTCTACTGGTGCAGGAGTTACTTTTGATACGTTGATAAAGGCTTATAGTAATGAATCTGGTTCATTGAGTTTCGAAGAATCGGATTCTAGTAGTCAATACTTCTCAATATCCAAAGACGATAGTTCCTCATTATTTGCCGTCAATAATTCTAGTTTTGAATCTCAATTTATTGTTGGTGCTGGTGGTTCTGTAGGAGTTGGAACAGAAAATCCAACAGCAAAACTTCATGTAATTGGCGATGCTATTATTACCGGAACTATTAATAATAGATCTAATGATATAACATCAAACATTTCAAATCAAAATCAAACTCTAACATATGTTACTGGTGCAGCATCAACAACTGGATTTGGAGTTACTGATAAGTTAATTTATAACCCATCAACCACGAGACTTGGTATTGGAACCACATCACCAAGAGCAAATTTAGATGTTACTAGTTCTATTCTAGTTTCTACTGGTGCAGGAGTTACTTTTGATACGTTGATAAAGGCGTATAGTAATGAATCGGGATCTTTAAGTTTTGAAGAATCAGACTCTAGTAGTCAATACTTCTCAATATCCAAAGACGATAGTTCCTCATTATTTGCTATTAATAATTCTAGTTTTGAGACACAATTTATTGTTGGTGCCGGTGGTTCTGTAGGAGTTGGAACAGAAAATCCAACAGCAAAACTTCATGTAATTGGAGATGCCCGAGTTGGATTTGATACATCTCAAGGTGTAATTTTAACATCTCCAAATAGTACTCAATATCGTTTGATTGTTGATGATTCTGGTAATTTATCTACAATTGCAGTTTGATTTTATAAATAATAAAAAGGAGTTAATTTTTTATAAATGGAACAAGTAAAACTTTATAGCCCACCTACGGGCAATACCCCACAAGAACTTCCAGATTACTGGAGATTTGAAAATAAGGCAATTCGTAAAGACTTAACGGAAATTGATGATGCAGAACTTCATCTTTGGGGTTGGGAAGGACCATATGTTCCTCCAGTTGCAAAGATCAAAATTGAAAGAACTGATGAAATGACCGAGGAGGAAATTGAACAATTCTCTGCTGATGAAACCCTCACTTTTGATGAAGAAAATAATTTTTGGGTCTCTACAACTTATGATTATGATCCAGAAACTCATAAATCAGTATGGTATTCAAAGGAAAGAAAATATGTTATTCTTCTTATAGATGAAGATACTACAGATTATGATATTCCTTATAGAAGTTCCGCAGAATTAGGGGCACCATTACCAAAGGCGGAAATAGACACAAAGAAAAAAACCTATACTTATAGACCAGAGAATCAACTTCCACCTCCACCTCCTATATTGTGGGTGAAGTTTAAGAAGTATTTGATTGAATCTGTGGAATTCAATCAATTTGTGGCATCAATCATGGAAACAAAGCCAATTCTTGCAATGTCATTTCCATCGGCAATTGCAAAATTAGATTTGGGAATGTACAATGACTTTAGAACAATTTGGGATGTACTGAAAACAAATGAAACAGTTCCAGAAGAACTTGTAACAGAACTGAAACAAATTGCAACAGATTGTCGTCTTCCTCAAGATTTCTTTGCTATTTTAGGAGAGTAATATGACAATCGTCGTTGGTAGAACATTAGAGCAGTTTAATCAAAGTCATTCTTTAGGGGAATCAGTTGGAGGAAATGTCATCTGTAAAACCGGTGGTATTATCTGGATTGTAGCACCAGCAGTCACTGAGGTTTCGAGAAACTGGAACGATATTGGTGATGCCATCACATGTGCATCTGCCTATACTGCTGAGAATAGTTCCGCAAGCTATACTTCTCCAATCCAGAACCATACAGGTGCTGTCTGTTGCAGTGTCTGGTTCATACCAAATTGTTCACAACTATCTAACCCAGGATACACTTGTAGAACATATTGGGACAGTTACTCCAACAACTACTATTGGTCTACATCAGGTTATCCCGCATATCCTGCATCAACTAAAACCATAGTTTCCATGGTAACGGGGCAGATCACTAGATCGTCGTGCGTGAGCGGACGATGCGTTCGTGCCTTCAGGTGTGTGACTTATTGAACTTTGTACTTGCATAATAACCATATATAACTTATAATATATAATATTGATTTGAATAAACTATGAACTTAATGCCAATTTATTCTGTTCCCCTCTGGCAAAGTGAATACCCAGAGTTTGAGGAACATAAAGAAATCTTCCTGAATGCAATAAGAACTTATAAAGAAGAAAATCCAACTAAAGAAACATCAGGATCAAATATTGCTGGTTATCAATCTCCAGATACACTTCAAAGTGTTGTAGAACTACGACCACTCTTTGAGTATCTTTGTCAGTTGGGATTTAAGGCATCTGCAGATTTAGACTTTGTAGACTGTGATATTGCTCTCACATCGGCGTGGATGAATATTAATGATACTCGCCAGTGTATGAATACCGAACACGTAAATCGTGAAGTATTCTCTGGTGTCTTCTATCTTTCAGCACCTGATGAAAGTGGAAAACTGGTACTCCAAAATCCAGCAATCAATCGTATGTGGAATGGATGTGCTCTTACTTCACAGAAAAATCAATTTACTGGAGAAAGTATCCGTATTGAACCAGTAGAGGGTAATATTATTCTCTTTCCTTCATATCTTCCTCATTCAGTAGAAACCAATAATCACGACGAAGAAAGAATTTCAATTTCTTTTAATTTAATTGCCCTACCAAAAGGTACTATTAATTATCCACAATCCTGAGTCCTGAGATATGAAATCTTATTATTTCATCTCTGGACTTCCTAGGTCTGGTTCTACATTATTCTCATCAATACTCAAACAAAATCCAGAGTTTTATGCTGATATTGCATCACCAGTAGAAGCACTCACAGGAACTGCGATTGATATAGTGACTAGTGCAGAAAGTAATCTTACAGTCACAGAAGATCAAAGAAAAAATCTAATGTATGGAATTTTTGAAGGTTATTATAATCATCTTCAAGAACCAGTGATTTTTGATAGTTCAAGAGATTGGACAAAGAAAACAAACTTTCTTAGTGCTCTCTTTCCTTATACGAAGATTTTATGTCCTGTAAGAGATATTGTTTCAATTTTGAATTCCTTTGAAGTTATTTTAAATAAAAATTGTTTTTATACTAAACAAATTAATGAAAAAATATTTTCTCAAAATATTTTTATAAGAATTGATGAACTTTTTCAAAGAGAAATAATTAACTATTACTCTTTCCTTCAAGAAGGATTTGCACTCAATCCAGAGATGATATACTTTATTGAATATGAGAACCTATGTAAAGAACCAGAAAAGACAATGAGAGGTGTCTATGAGTTCCTAGAGAAACCTTATTATTCTCATGACTTTGAGAATGTAGAATACTCAAATGAGAACTTTGATAAGGCATGTAATCTTAAGGATTTGCATACAGTGAAAAGAAGAGTGGAATATAAACCACCAAGAATTATTCTTCCACCAGAAATCGTCAAGAAATATAAGGAAATGAATATGGAATTCTGGAGAAAAAATTATAAATCTGATGTTGATATTATTAAAAAGTTAGATAAGAAGTTTATGGAGTATAACTAATGAATATAGAACCTTTTTATTCTCAAGATGTTTTATATGTTCAATCCAAAGTATCAAGTGATGTTTTAAAAGAACTTAAGAATGATGCAAAATTTATACTTGAAAATCAAAGTCAGTTCAAAATAAATAACAATTACTTATCAGGAAATTTAGAGAAAGCATATTTAACTTATAAGAGTAAAGAAATTTTAGAGAAAGATTTATTTACTCTTGCAAATGAGTTTTATAAGTATTCTTATGAAAATAAAGGAAATAAACATTATCCAAATCCAAACTGGAAAATTAAAGATCTATGGATTAACTTTCAAAAAAAGTATGAGTATAATCCAATGCACAATCATAATGGAGAGTTATCATTTGTTATATGGATTACAATACCTTATGATTTAAAAGAGGAACTATCACTACCAAATTGTAAACATTCAAATACTCCAGATAATTCCCTATTTCAATTTACTTTTACTGATTTTTTAGGAAGACTTAACACAAAAAACATTCATGTAGATAAGACTTATGAAGGAACAATTATAATGTTTCCTTCTTTATTATCGCACAATGTAAATCCTTTTTACACAAGTGATGAGTATCGTATTTCTATAGCTGGTAATTTAGTATTTGCTGCACCAAAGAATACCTTTTCTTATCAATGACCTCACTATTTCTAGTATCTTCTGCAATTTATACTTCTTATGGTAAATGTTCCGAAGCAGAACGTATTGCACAAACAAAAGAAACCATAAAGTCTATTGAGACTTATGCACCCGATTCAAAAATTGTTCTATTAGATGCAGGAGAGAAATCAGTAGATATTGATTTTGGAGTAGAGTTGATTGATTACACAATACATCCAGAAATTCAATTTCATCTTCAAGAATACTTAAGGAATAATAGAGACCTTAAACCTGATATTATTATTAAGTCGATGTTAGAAATTATAATGTTTGAGAATTATTTGAAAACTCATTCTGTATATTCTTATGAAAGAGTATTCAAATTGAGTGGAAGATATAGATTAAATTTAAATTTTAATCACTCAAAGCATCTAGATGCAAAAAATAAGGTTCTTATTTTACCACCATATCCCAGTCAAAATCTTTATAATTTTGATGTAAAGTCAAGTATGTTTCAGTATATGACCAGGTGTTGGAGTTTTGATAGTAGTTTGATCTTGAATATTATAGAGACTTATGGTAAAATGAAGAAGGATATTATTGCTGCATCAAAAACTGAAAAACAAGCAGATATAGAGCATTTACTTTATAAGTACTTAAATAAAAAACTAGTACAAAATATCGGTCTAATGGGTATTGAAGGATACTGGGCTCCAAGAAAACAATGGATTGAAGAATGAGAATAGAAATTATCTTAAGAATTCATGATGGTAAAAATATTCATGGAGATAAACCAAGATATATTGATGTACCTAAAAAAAACTTGATACTTGGTTGCTTATCTTCTTTAATTAACTCTGCAAATCTTGTAAAAGAACATAGAATATCACTTACTATTTTAAACGATCACTGTACTGAAGATTGTATTTCAAAAATTCATAAGATTCTTCAACACTTCAATCATTCATATCAACTCATAGATTTAGAAGTACCAGGATTTCATTATAGTGGATTAAAGCAGTTTGAATATTGTAAGAACTCAACAGCAGATTTAGTGTATTCTGTAGAAGACGATTATTTGCATTGCACCGAAGCAATACAAGAAATGTTGTTTTCTTATCAATACTTAAAGTCTTATTATCATCTACAAAAAGAACTTTGTATCTTTCCTTTTGATAATCCAGAAGATTATGAATATGGATATGTATTTCCTGGAAGAATATTTAGGACTCCTATGAGACATTGGAAGGAGGGTATATGGACCACTTTTACCATGATGACAACTCCAAAAGTATTTCAGGATTATTGGGAAATTTTTGAGAAACTTGCATCACAATATACTCCTTGGAATGGAATAGATCCAATTGAAGAATTGGTTCACGAAGGAAATACAATCAGCGATATCTGGGAACATTATGTTATAAGAGTTAATCCTATTCCTTCTCTTGCACTTCATATACAATTTGAAAAGCAAAGAGATTCTCATATTAACCATTTAGAATGGTGGAATAAATATTGTAAAATCAAATCATTTGGAGTGAAATATGACTGAAAAACCTATAAGAAGGTATGAATTATGCACAGAAAGACTTGAAACTCTTGAGGATGTTATAAAAATTATTAAGGCATTGCAGATAAGAATTGATACAGACAATCCTTTGTATGAAGAACTTCAGTATTATTTTTCAACTGAAGTAATACCTCCAGGATATTTAAAATTATATGAAAAAGTAGGACCCGATGAATTTTATAAAATGACCTATGAAGAAATAGAACGTAAAGGATTTGAACTCTTACAAAATGAAAAAACCAATTGAAGTCTTTCTAAGACACTGTTATTACTCAAAGTTACAAGAACTTCCAGACCGTACAAGACCACAGTGGTTCAATAAGATTAAGGTTTTTGAGAACTTTAAGAATACCTTAAATCCTGATTTGGTAAATTATACTATTGTTTATGATGAGTTTTATGGGAGTATTGATAAGACCTTTCTTGCAAAAGAAGATAATGTAGAAATCATAAATTGTGGAAGTGAGAGTGATAGTTTTCTTTCTACATTAGATATTATTCAATCAAGAAACTTTGATGACGATACAATCATTTACTTTTTAGAAGATGATTATTTACATCGTACTGGATGGTGTGATATACTATTGGAAGGATTTGCAGTGGGTTCTCATTATGTTACCTTATATGATTTTGATTTCTTTATTGCAAAAGGATATTTGAGTGAAATTTTTACAACACCAAGTTCTCATTGGAGGGCAGTTCCTGCAACGACAAATACCTTTGCTTGTAAATATGAGACATTGTTAGAAGATTTAAAAGTTCATAAAAAATACTCAATTGATGGTATAAAAGAACAAGAAGGTTTTCACTATTCAAAAGATTATGATAAGTTCTGGGAACTTCAAAAACAACACAGGTATTTGATCTCTCCTATGCCTGGTTGGAGTACTCATTGTGATGCAAATCATATTAGTCCAGTAATAGACTGGAGACAAGTTATGGGTGATGCTTATAATCAAGAACAAAAAGAAACATTTGCATTAAAATACGTATGACTACAATAATATCATTAGATGGTGGACTTGGAAGGATAATCACGGCAATACCAGCACTACTTAAATACTCAAAAAATCATCCAGACGAAGAGTGGTATATTATGATTCCTGGATGGGATTTTATCACATGGGGATTTCCAGAACTTCAGGAAAGAACCTTTAATCCTGATGCAAGAGGTTCTTTTGATTTATTTTGGAAAGCAGACCAAGTAATTTCGCCAGAACCTTATCGTGTTCCTGCATATTATCGTAATGAAATATCATTAAGAGAAGCATTTGATATTTGCATTAATGATAGTACAGACCATAGTGACTTACTTCCAATGCAACTTAGATTATCTTCTCCCGAAAAAAGAAAGGCATATGAGATTGTTGAGGAAGCAAAGAAAAAACATAAAAAGAAAAAAACAATTCTTTTACAACCTTATGGTTCTACGGCAACTCCACACGACTCTGGAATCTTTGATGATAGTTTGAGATCTATTCCTGATAAGATGTTAAATTATTTTATTGATAATTTATCAAAGAATTACAATTTAATCTTTATGGGTGCAAAGGAGCTTTATAATATCAAGACTTATAAACCAGACCCAGACCCAAACTTAAGAGAATGGGCAGCAATCATTGGTGCTGCTGATTATTTTATTGGATGTGATAGTTGCGGACAGCATATCTGCAAGGCACTCAGTAAAAAGGCATCCGTCGTGATTGCAGGAACTCATCGGGTCAATGTGACTTATGATCATTTTCATGTTATTGAACGTGATGTGAAATTTTATCCAGACTCAATGAGAATCTCTGGTTTTCAAGCACATATGTCATCAAGATTGAATGAATCCAGACTTGATTTTACACAGAAAGAAATAGAAACTGCCTATCAAGAAATCATTCAAAACATAGAAGGTGAGAATACGGAGAAACCTGAGATTCTTCTAGAACCAAAACAAATAAAAAGAATAATTTATAAATAGTTCCAAAGATAAAATACATAATAAAATGACCCTTACTTTTGGTCCTTCTAAAACTGTTGGAGATTCTTATATTATTGAATGTTCTCCGATAGGTCACCTAGTACCAACGGGAGGATATGTAATCTGTAGGAATGGTGGAGTAACCTGGATTGTAGCACCAGAATCCACTGAGGTTTCGAGAACAAAATCTGATCGTTTTGATGCCGTCACAACCGCCGCTGCTATGACAAATGCCGTTTCGGCAAGTGCAGGTTCAGCAGGTAATCCATGTGGATGGTTTTTACCCACCGTTGCACAACTACTCAATCCGGGATACACTTGTAGAACACATTGGGATAACAACTCTACGAATTACTGGTCTTGTCAGTGTATCTCTGTAAACCCCGCTTACGTATGTTGGGTCAGTCTCCTTCATAATTCCGCTGGATCAACCAACACGGGCACCTTTTGTGTTCGTGCCTTCAGGTGTGTGACTTATTGAACTTTGGACTTTGTACGATCTAAATAAATATTAAAAGCATATAAAAAAATGGGAATTTTAGTAGGACCAACATGTTGGCAAGAATCTGAAAGTGTACAATCGGCATCACTTGGTGGTAAAATAAATGGAGGATATTTAATTTGCCGATCTGGTGGATCCGTCGCCTGGATTGTAGCACCAGCATCCTCTGAGGTCTCAAGAACCTGGGGCAACAATGATGCAATTATAACCGCCACTGAATGTACTGGACCCACCAACTGGTTCATACCAACATCTGCACAACTATCTAACCCAGGATACACTTGTAGAACACATTGGGACAGTTACAGTGAATCCGTATACTGGAGCTCTACTATCTACACCAGTGGTGTATGCGGATACTATGTGAGCTTTATAAATGGTGGTGTAGCTCGGAGTCCAAGTGGGTCTACAAATTGTGTTCGTGCCTTCAGGTGTGTGACTTATTGAACTTTGTACAATGATAATTAAAACACCAATATCAGTCGGTGAATTACTTGATAAAATCACAATTCTCCAAATTAAATCACAATATTCTAATAATTCATATATTCAAAAAGAACTCACTGATTTAATTAATACAGCAAAAGAACATCAAGTTTATAACAAACAAGATCTTCAAGAACTTAAAGAGGTCAATTTAAAACTTTGGATTATAGAAGACCATCTCCGTGAACTAGAAAAGAAACAAGACTTTTCTTCAACTTTTATAGAACTTGCAAGACAGGTATATCAAACAAACGACCAAAGAGCACTTATCAAAAAACAAATTAACGAAAAAACAAACTCATATTATCAAGAAGTAAAATGTTATGCATGAAGTTATTGATAATTTTCTGACTGAAGAAAAGTTTATAAAAGTAAAAAACTCAATTTTAAATTAAGATTTTCTTTTCTTGAAGATAGTACAATCTGTACTAATGATAAGTGTAGAATAAATATAAACTTTAATTATTTTTTAATCACAATGTATAGTGCTATTGGAAATACACCTTTAATTCGTCTCAATGCAATCAGTGATATGACTGGTTGTGAGATTCTTGCGAAAGCAGAATTTATGAATCCAGGTGGTTCAATCAAAGATAGAACCGCTCTTGGAATTATAAGAGATGCAGAAAATAAAGGACTACTTAAACCAAATGATGTAATTGTTGAGGCAACCACGGAAAACTTTGGAGTCAGTCTTGCACTTTTATGCAATTCTTTAAATTATCAATGCTCTATTGTAATTCCAGAGAATGGGAGTAATCAAAAAATTGAATTAATGAGAAGATTTGGTGCTAATGTTATTGAGGTTCCGGTAGTTCCAGAAACTGATGAAAATCATTATTCTAAGATTCCTGAAAAAATGGCAAATCAATTCTCGAATGTTTTCTGGTGTAACTACTTTGAAAATTCTGCAAATAAAGAAACACATCAAAATTCAACGGCAGTGGAAATATGGAATCAGACAAATGGAAAAATTGATGCTTGGGTATGTTCTACAAGAAGTGGAGGAACTTATTCTGGAGTATCATCATTTTTAAAGAAGCAAAATAAAAAGATAAAATGTGTTGTAGTTGATTCTCTTGGAAGTGTGGTATATAACTGGGCGACTCTTGGTGAAATACTGATTCGAGGTCTAGGAAGTACTAATCTTGAAGAAGTCGGTAATACTGTGATTACTCGCAATTTAAATCATTCTTTTATTGATGATGCAATTTGTGTGAAAGATCAAGATTGTCTGAATAATATGCTTTATACTCTCAGAAAGGAGGGATTATATTTGGGACCAATTTCTGGAGCAAATATATATGCATCAATAGAAACGGCAAAAGAATTAGGTCCAGGTCATACTATAGTTACCGTATTGTATGATTCTGGTGACAGATATTCATCAACATTTTATGATGAGAAATGGTTAAAATCTAAAAAATTGGAAGTTTTTCAGAAAGATACTTGACAAATTGACCACTGCGTACTAGAGTATAAAAATATATACTATATCAAATTTTTTGTAAAAATTGATCGTGAAACTTTATATGAAAAACCTTGCATTTTCTATTCCAATTTATAAGTATAAAGTTCAAAATTGGAAAATTAAAAAGAAAAAATTATTAGATTTATTTAATAATTTGCAAAATAAAGTAGTTGGTAATGTAATCACAAGTCCTATTGATATTAAGACAAATATACTTTTAGAAGAAATTAAAGTATTTGAAGAAGATATTCAAATGAAGTTTTCTTCTAGTGAAGTTTGGTTTCAAAAATATGAAAATAGTATGAATCATGCAGTTCATACTCACGGACCAACAGGATTTTCTTCAGTTTGTTTTATAGAGTATGATAAGAATTTGCATAAACCAACAACTTTTATTTCGCCCTTTGGAAATTATATTACAGGAGAATTGGAAAGATATGAACCTGATGTAGAAGAGAGTGATATAATATTTTTTCCTTCAAATCTATTACATTATGCACCATCTAATTTATCTAATGAAATAAGAATCATTATGTCTTTTAATTTACAAATTAATTTTAATACTGAAAATAACGGCATTTTATATAAATGATAATTACTATATCAATCTCTGTAAGAGAACTATTAGATAAAATTTCAATACTCTCCATTTTATATTATCAGGAAGTGGAGTGTTATATATAAAAAATTTAATTGTTTATAAGAAAAAAATGAATTTCAAAGTATACACAAAAGAAAATTGTCCTCACTGTTATAAGATTAAACAAGTATTTGAACTGACCGGTACAGATTTTGAATCTTATAAACTTGAAGAAGACTTTACAAGAGAAGAATTTTATGCTAAATTTGGTAAAGGTTCTACTTTTCCACAAGTAGTATGTGATAATAAAAAATTAGGAGGATGTGTTGACACAATCAAATTCCTCAGAGAACAACAAGTCATCAGGTCTTAACATAAATAAAAATGAAGACCACAGAAATCGTGGTGTTGAATTCTTACTTAATGGGGGAAAAAGAAAGCAGACACAACCATTTCATATTATCTTTGAAAAGATGGTCTGCTTTCTGAGACGGGAAGTAACTATCTATTTCGAATTTTCTATTAAGACATCCCGGAGTAAGAAAAATGTTAGCAACTAGTTTAGTATTTGGTTCATTTCTAACCATTTTATTTCTTATGATGGGTTTGATGATTGGTTGGACTGCCAGAGAATATATGATGAACTATAGAGAGGCACCGAGATATCATCCTGAGATGTTTGATGAGCAAGGAAATCTAATTCCAGATGAAGTAATCGCATTTAATTTTGAAAACTATGACGACAACAACGAAGAAGAAAACGACAACGACTAAGGCAGTATCATTAGAACTTCCAAAAAATCCATTTGTTTTTGAGGTTTTGGATCTTGTTTCTAAACAGAGAAGTAAAGCAAAGAAGATTGAAGTTCTGAAGAAGTATGAGCATGTTTCTTTGAAGGCAACACTAATTTGGAACTTTGATGAAAGTATAATTTCCATGCTTCCTGAAGGAGAGGTTCCTTATTCTGGATTTGAGGATCAGGCATCATCAAATGGAACTCTGACCACTAAAATCACAGAAGAAGTTCGTAGAATGCATGAAATGGATTCATTTTCTATGGGTTCAAGTGATAAGAATGGTCACACTACAATTCGTAGAGAGTTTAAGAATTTTTATCACTTTATTAAGGGTGGTAATGATAGTATGAGTGGTGTTCGTCGTGAAACGATGTTCATTAACATTCTTGAAGGACTTCATCCATTAGAAGCAGAGATTGTTTGTTTGTGTAAAGATAAAAAACTTTCAGATAGATATAAGATCACAAAAGAAATTGTAAGTGAAGCATATCCAGACATTACTTGGGGAAATCGTTCATAATTATGGCAAATCAATTGGGAGATGCTCCCACTAAAACAGAAGAGGAACAGTCTATGACTTCATGGACACCATCAGAAAAAGAAAATTCTAAATCCGTATATGGATGCGATATACTGATAGAAAATGGAACTTGGGAACAGGTATCCACCAAAGATTGTCCTTATGATGCCATGATAATCACTTATGTGGTTGATGGAGAAACGAGATATGATTTGACTCGTAGTCAGAAAGAGGTTCGTATCTTTAACATGTACTGGGATAAGTTCCGTGAGAATTTAAAGGGTATTGGTTTTGGTATGGGAAGAACCAATCCAAAACTATGGGGAATAGAACCGGCACCCTCAACCAAAAAGCGGAAATAATTCCAAAATATCGGCAAAAAAAATCCTGGCAATTTTTTGGTCTGTAGGGATTTTCAAAAACCTCTTGACTAAATATAGTATAAGGTCTATAATGGACCTATCGTTCATCAGAGGAGACTCTGACGCAAGTAAGTCGCGCAACGGTTCCGTTGATCCCATGTTAGAACTATTATTTTACACAACCCTCACCTGTCAGCAAACTGATGCTATCATACTGCGAATGCAGACAAATGAAAATATTAGTAATGAGTTTAGGGTTGAGTTAGTTGAGACAATGAAGGAATCAAATCCTAATTGTTATTGGGACGCAAACGACTAAAGGAACGGACCTAAAAATCCAATTACTTTAGGAGTAAAATTATGTCTACTATCACTTATCGTGGTGTTAAGTACAACCCAGAAGCATACAAAGCTGCTGTGTTGGCAGAGCAAACCGCAACTCGTAACCACAATCTCATGTATCGTGGTATCAAAATCGAACGCAAGTTTGCATCTAAAAGTTGACGATCATCGCACTTAACTTTCCTGAGGGTTGCAAGACCCTCTTTTTTTATGCTATAATAGTATCGAAGTAATATGATGTATGGAAAAAGAAAGAGTTAATTTGATTATTCGTAATTTAGAACTTCTTTTAGATTCTCTAAAGGCAGAAGTAAATTCTGATAGAGATGATAAGGTAGACTATAATCCATATAGTGAATATATTGAAGATTACGATGAAGTCTTTGAGGAGGAAAATGACTGAAACGAAAAAAGCAAAAGAACTTGTAAAATTGCTTGAAAGACTGATAGAGAAAGATTACCTCTATAGTGAAGAAAGTATCAAAGAAATGAAATCACAATTACGTTCCGTAAAACAACAAATTGCTGATATAGATAAAAAGAACTCAAAAGGATTTGGAGCATGAATGTAAAATTGATCAGTGTTACACCTGATGCAGAGAAAATGATGGGATATGTGGCACGAGTGTCAAATCCATCTAATCAAGAGAATCCAAAGGTTGCCGGTCTTCTTAAGTATTGTGTAAAGCACCAACATTGGAGTGTTTTTGAGCAATCATTCATGACTCTTGAGATTGAGACCACAAGAGGACTTGCGGCTCAAATCTTGCGGCATCGGAGTTTTACATTCCAGGAGTTTTCTCAGAGGTATGCAGACTCATCAATGCTTGCCGATACTATTCCTTTGTTTGATCTGAGAAGGCAAGATACAAAGAATCGTCAAAATTCTATTGATGATATTAATCCTCATACTCGTCAAAATTTTGAAATTAAGATTCAAAAGCACTTTGATGATGCTATGCAATTGTACCAAGAAATGCTTGCTGCTGGAATTGCAAAAGAGTGTTCAAGATTTGTGCTTCCTTTGGCAGTACCAACTAGAATTTACATGAGTGGTTCATGTCGTTCATGGATTCATTATATAGATTTGCGTTCTGCTCATGGAACTCAAAAAGAGCACATGGACATCGCAGAAGCATGTAAAAAGGTTTTTGTAGAACAGTTTCCAACAGTAGCAGAAGCTCTGGAATGGATCTAAATATTTTTATAATGAATTGATAACATGGCAACATATCCGATTATTAATAAAGAAACTGGTGAACAGAAGGAAGTAGTTCTGAGTGTTCATGAATGGCCAAAATGGTGCGAAGAGAATAGTGATTGGATTCGTGATTGGTCTGACCCATCTACTTGCCCTAAACCAGCAGAAGTTGGTGAATGGAGAGATAAACTTGTGGCAAGAAATCCTGGATGGAATGAAGTTTTAAACAAGGCATCAAAAGCACCAGGTTCTAAAGTAACTAAAATCTAATGGCAAGAAGAAAAAGAGCATCTGCGAATGATCAACCCATTGGAGTTGGTCTTACAACAAAGCAGATGAAAAGAAAAAAACCATTGAGTTCTGGATACTTGGTAGATATAGATCCACTTAATGATAATCAAAAAAGACTGTTTGATTCTTATAAGGAAGGAAAGCATCTTATTGCATATGGTTGTGCGGGAACAGGAAAGACCTTTATAACCCTCTTTAACGCACTCAAAGATGTATTGGACGAGAATACACCTTACGAGAGAATATACCTCGTGAGGTCTCTTGTAGCAACCAGAGAGATTGGGTTTCTTCCCGGATCACATGAAGACAAGGCAGACATCTACCAAATTCCATATAAGAATATGGTAAAGTATATGTTCCAGATGCCTTCTGATGCTGATTTTGAGATGTTGTATGGTAATCTTAAATCGCAGGAATCAATTAAATTCTGGAGTACATCATTTCTTCGTGGAACCACACTTGATAATGCGATTGTAATTGTTGATGAATTTCAAAACTTGAATTTTCATGAACTTGATAGTATCATCACTCGTGTTGGGGAGAATACAAAAATTTGTTTCTGTGGAGATTCTAGTCAGTCAGATTTGAATAAGGCAAATGAAAGGAATGGTATTGTTGACTTTATGAACATCTTGCGTAAAATGCCTTCTTTTGATATAATTGAGTTTGGAACTGACGATATTGTTCGATCTGGTCTAGTCAAAGAGTATATCGTAGCAAAAACAGAAGCAGGTTTTTAATGTTTAATCATGTTGATTTGAATCTCCCTCAACTTGAGAGGGAGACTATTGATGGAGTCAGATACTATTCTGTTCCTGATGAAGAAGAACTCTTAAAACTAGTTTCTATTACTTCGGTGACGAGTCATTATAATAAAGAAACATTTGTAAAATGGAGAAAAAGAGTTGGTGATGAAGAGGCAAATCGAGTTACAAAGGCGGCAACACGTCGTGGAACTGATATGCATACTCTCACTGAATGTCACCTGAAGAATATAGAGTTGCCAAAAGTTCCTCCTATTTCTGAGTTCTTATTTAAGATTTCTAAGGGAACTTTAAATAATATTGATAATATTCATGCTCTGGAAACTTCCCTATATAGTAAGCAGTTAGGTATTGCTGGAACCGTCGATTGTATTGCAGAATACGAGGGTGAATTAGCAATAATTGACTTTAAGACTTCTAAAAAACCGAAACCAAGAGATTGGATCGAAAACTATTTTGTCCAATGTGCGGCATATGGATGTATGTTGTATGAAATGACTGGTATTCCGGTCAAAAAATTTGTAATCATCATGGCTTGTGAAAATGGAGAATGCGTCGTCTACGAAGAAAGAGACAAATCAAAGTACATCAAACTTCTTACCGAATATATTAGAAAGTTTGTTACAGATAAATTGGAACTCTATGGAACCGAATAAGGAACTAGAAAAGGTATTAGCAAGTAAATTTCTAACACCTTCCAAGTTTGCGTTAGAAATCGAAAAGATTGTTGCTGAAGAAAAAATCAACTACATTGATGCTATTGTTCACTATTGTGAAGTCAATGAACTTGATGTAGAATCAGTCACAAAACTTGTATCAAAACCACTGAAAGAAAAACTGAAGTGGGATGCCACGAGACTTAATTTTATGAAAGCAACTTCGAAAGCAAAATTGCCTTTATGAAAGTGACTCCGTTTGAAACATATCAGCATTATCTCTCACTAAAAAATCATTTTACAAATCCAAAATATGATTTTTTTAAGTACGGTGCTAAAACCCGTGCGAGTGTCTCTTCATTCAATAAAAGAAGAGATAAGTATTGGTTCGAGAAAACCAGTCGTAAATATAATGATGAAGAAGTCGTAAAATTTCTTGTATCTAATTTCGCATACGCCGACAACCCACAAAACTTATGGATTGGAGAAATTATCAGTTCTGGAGAAAGGACTTACGCAGATTGGACAAAGAGACAACAGAGTTTGACTTACTTGTTCAA